GAGATTTTAAACCCATTCAAGATGGTATGGACCGGCCAAAAACTGAACTGGCTTATAGAGTTCCAGCATCTAAACTTACTAGAAGAAAGCTTGAGTCGAATGAACAGCTTAGAGAATTAGACGGTCTTGATACAACTATTGATTGGAAAAACACGGGTGACAACTCTTACGATGGTGAAAAGCTAAAACTCTTAGCTCATGATGAAAGTGGTAAATGGGAGAGACCTGATAATATATTAAATAACTGGAGGGTTACAAAAACTACATTACGCCTTGGTTCTAGAATCGTAGGTAAATGTATGATGGGTAGCACTTCAAATGCTTTAGATAAAGGTGGAGACAACTTCAAAAAATTATACCATGCTTCTGACGTTACTAAAAGAAATAGAAACGGACAAACATCTTCTGGGCTCTATAGCCTGTTCATTCCTATGGAGTGGAACTACGAAGGATTCATCAATACTTATGGACTACCTGTCTTCATTGGAAGCAAAACTCCAATCAAAGGAATTGATGGCTATGAAATTACAACAGGAGTTATTGAACACTGGGAAAATGAAGTCGACGGTTTAAAATCTGATCAAGATAGTTTAAACGAATATTATAGACAATTTCCTCGTACTGAACAACACGCTTTTAGAGATGAGACAAAAGCATCTTTATTTAACTTAACTAAAATCTACCAACAAATAGATTATAATGAAGAATTAAACAATAAAGCTTCTGTTACTCAAGGTAGTTTTCAATGGATTAATGGGGTAAAAGATACTAAAGTAGAATTCTACCCTAGTAAAGAAGGTAGATTTCAAATAAGCTGGGTGCCACCTAAAAATCTACAAAATAGGGTAATTATAAAAAATGGATCTAAATATCCTGGTAATGAACACATTGGAGCTTTTGGTTGCGATAGCTATGATATATCAGGAACTGTTGATGGTAAAGGATCTAATGGAGCATTGCATGGTTTAACAAAGTTTTCTATGGAAGATGCACCGCCAAACCATTTCTTTTTAGAATACATATCAAGGCCACAAACAGCTGAAATATTTTTTGAAGATATATTAATGGCTTGTGCTTTTTATGGTATGCCAATACTAGCTGAAAATAATAAACCTAGATTATTATATTATTTTAAGCGAAGAGGTTATAGAGGTTTTTCAATTAATCGTCCTGATAAAATTTGGAATAAACTTTCTACAACTGAAAAAGAAATAGGTGGAATACCTAATTCAAGTGAAGACATTAAACAAGCACATGCTGCTGCTATTGAGCATTATATAGAAAACTACATAGGATTGGTAAATGACACTTATGGAGACATGTACCATCAAAAAACATTAGAAGACTGGGCTAAGTTTAATATTAACAATAGAACAAAGCACGATGCTTCAATTAGCTCAGGTTTAGCTATAATGGCTTGTAATAAAAATAAATATAGACCAGTAGCTACAAGAACTAAAAAAAATTTTAATTTAGGTTTTAAAAGATATGATAACAAGGGAAATATTTCACAAATAATAAAATAAATGCAGATAAACAGTAATCCTAATAGCATATTCCCGGATCAGGTAGTGCCTGATGCAGAAAAAGCAACTATGGAATATGGCTTGCAAGTAGGTAGAGCTGTAGAAGGTGAATGGTTTTCAGGATCTAGATACGGGGTTTACAGATTTTCAAGTAACTATAATAACTTTCACAACTTAAGATTATATGCTAGAGGTGAACAACCTGTGCAAAAGTATAAAGATGAACTAGCTATAAATGGTGATTTATCTTATTTAAATTTAGACTGGAAACCCGTGCCAGTTATATCTAAGTTCGTAGACATAGTAGTAAATGGTATGTCTCAAAAATCTTATGAAGTAAAAGCATTTGCTCAAGATCCTGAATCTTTAAAAGCAAGAACTAAATACGCTGAAGAGTTAAATATGGATATTCAGCAAAAAGAATTGCAGCAGTCTATATTGCAAAGTACTGGTATTGATTTAAGTAGTACTCAAGGAAGGAATTTAAATATTGAAAACGAGCAAGAGTTAGAAGTTCACATGCAAATGGATTATAAGCAGTCTGTAGAAGTAGCAGAAGAAGAAGTTATTAACAATATACTTGATTTTAATAAATATGAACTAACTAAAAGAAGATTTAATTATGATTTAACCGTATTGGGAATTGCAGCTGTCAAAACTGATTTTAACCTGTCTGAAGGAGTTACTATAGATTATGTAGATCCAGCTAGTTTAGTTTATTCATACACTGAAGATCCAAATTTTGAAGATATATATTATGTAGGTGAAGTTAAGTCTATTAGCTTGCCAGAACTTAAAAAAGAGTTTTCTTATTTAACAGATTCTGAATTAGAAGAAATACAAAAATACACAGGTAACGAAAATTACTTACGTAATTGGAATGGTAGAAATGATAATCAAACTATTCAAGTTTTATATTTTGAATACAAAACATACGCAAATCAAGTATTTAAAATAAAGAAAAATGAAAACGGCTTTGAAAAAGCTTTAGAAAAATCTGATACATTTGATCCGCCTAAAAACGATAACTTTAAAAAAGTATTTAGATCAATTGAAGTTTTATATTCAGGAGCTAAAATATTAGGTCATAATAAAATGCTTAAGTGGGAACTAGCAAAAAGTATGACTAGACCAGAAGCAGATACTACTAAGGTTAATATGAATTATAATATTGTTGCTCCTAGGATGTACAAAGGACGTATACAATCACTAGTATCTCGTATTACTGGTTTTGCTGATATGATACAGCTAACACATTTAAAACTACAACAAGTTATGTCTAGAATAGTACCTGATGGTGTTTATTTAGATATGGATGGTTTAGCGGAAGTTGACCTTGGTAATGGTACTAACTATAATCCAGCCGAAGCTTTAAATATGTATTTCCAAACAGGTTCTATTGTTGGTAGGTCACTTACTCAAGATGGTGATCCAAATATGGGTAAAGTTCCTATTCAAGAACTGCAATCATCTTCAGGTCAAGGTAAAATTGGGGCTTTAATTAATACTTATCAGTATTACTTACAAATGATTAGGGATGTAACTGGGTTAAATGAAGCAAGAGACGGTAGCCAACCAGATAGAGATGCTTTAGTAGGATTACAAAAAATGGCGGCTAATGCCTCAAACACAGCTACTAAACATTTAATGCAAGCAAGTTTATATTTAACTCTTAGAACATGTGAAAACATATCTCTTAGAGTTGCTGATGCTTTAGCTTTTCCTTTAACTAAAAACGCTTTAGAAGGAAGTATATCTAGTTACAACGTAGGAACATTAGAAGAATTAAGCAAATTAAACCTTCATGATTTTGGAATATTTATAGAACTAGAACCAGATGAAGAAGATAAGCAAGTATTAGAACAAAATATTCAAATAGCTTTAAAAGGTGGTCAAATAAACTTAGAAGATGCTATAGACATTAGGGAAGTTAATAATTTAAAATTAGCTAACCAAATGTTAAAACAAAGAAGAAAGCAAAAGCAAAAGCAGGATCAAGCTGCTGCTCAAGCTAACATACAAGCTCAAGCTGCTGCTAATGCTCAAACTGCTGAAAAAGCAGCTATGAATGAAGTTCAAAAACAGCAAGCGGTTGCTGAAACTAAAATACAGATAGAACAATCTAAAATTCAATTAGAAATACAAAAAATGCAAGAAGAAGCCCAAATTAAAAGACAGTTAATGGAAGTTGAATTTGGTTATAATATGCAACTTGCGCAAGCTACAGCTCAAAGAGAAACTATGAGAGAAGCTGAAATTGAAGATAGAAAAGATAAAAGAACTAGAATACAGGCTACACAACAAAGCCAAATGATAGATCAAAGAAAAAATGATTTATTACCAACAGATTTTGAGTCCTCAAATAATACATTAGGAGGACTTGGATTAGGGGAGATTACTCCTTAATATTTTTATTAATTATTATATTATATTATGTCAGAAACAATTCAAGATAAAGAAAAAAAGCCTTTAAAAGTAAAGGTTAAAAAACCAACTTTAAAAACAAAAGAAAACAAATTACACAAAGTTGATTTAACAAAAAAAGAAGAAGAAAAAAAAGATGCCGTTCAAGAACAAAAGCCAGATGATAGCAATGCTACTATCGAAAGACCAGAAAACAAAACAAGTAGCGAAAAAGTGGTTGAAGAAGTACGGTCCACCGAAAAAGAAAAAGTAACTTCTCCAATATCTGAAATAACAGAAGAAGATATTAAAGAAGAAGTAAAAGAAACAACTAAAGAGTTAAAAGAAGCAGTTAGGGATGAAAAAGTATTAGGTAAACAACTACCTGAAAACATCGAGAAACTAGTTTCATTTATGGAAGAAACAGGTGGTACAATAGAAGATTATACAAGGTTAAATGCAGATTACTCTAATATAGATAACACTGCTTTGCTTAAAGAATATTATAAAAAAACTAAACCACATCTCAATCAAGAGGAAATTAACTTTGTTTTAGAAGATAATTTTTCATATGATGAAGATTTGGATGAAGAGCGAGACATAAAGAAAAAGAAACTTGCTCACAAAGAAGAAATTGCCAAAGCCCGAAAGTTTTTGGAAGAAACGAAGAGTAAATACTACGATGAAATCAAGTTGAGGCCAGGAGTAACTCAGGAACAACAAAAAGCGATGGACTTTTTCAATAGATATAACGAAGAACAAAAAGTAGTTAGTCAACAACACGACGCGTTTAAGCAGAATACTAATAAATTTTTTACTGAAGAATTCAAAGGTTTTGATTTTAATCTTGGTGAAAAAAAATTTAGATATGGAGTTTCAGACGCTAATGAAGTTGCTGATAAGCAATCTAATTTATCAAATTTTGTAGGGAAGTTCCTTGACGATAACGGTAATGTTAAAGATTATAAAGGTTATCATAAAGCTATTTTTACAGCTCAGAACGCTGATATAATTGCTAATCATTTTTATGAGCAAGGCAAGGCCGATGCTGTTAAAGATGTAATGGCTAAATCTAAAAATATAAGTAATGAAGCTAGAAGTGCTGCTTCTGGTGATATTTTTATTGGTGGATTTAAAGTAAAAGCTATATCTGGCGCTGATAATTCTAAGTTAAAAATAAAAAGTAAAAAATAAATAAAAATACAAACTATGAGTTTTGCAACTGGTGGGAGTTTTCCCGCCTCAATTAAACCTGCTCAGTCAAAAATGGCCCTTAACGAAAATTACCTGGATTTTACAGGTGCAGCTGGGGGTAATTTTGCACAGCAGTATTTACCTGAGCTTTACGAAGCAGAGGTAGAAAGATACGGAAACCGAACTATTGGAGGTTTCTTGAGAATGGTTGGCGCTGAAATGCCAATGACATCTGACCAAGTTGTTTGGTCTGAACAAAATAGATTAAACATCGCTTATAAAGCTGTAACACTTACTAATGCTGGAGCTGGCGCAAATATCACAGGTACTATTACTTTGACTGATATTGGCACTGCTGGTCAAGCTGCTAAAGGAGCTTTAAGAGTTGGTCAAACAGTTTTAATTTCTGATGCTGCTACTGGTTTAGTAACTAGAAAAGCATTAATTCAAACTGCTACTAACCCTGCTACTACTAACGATGTGTTTACAATAATCTTTTACGGTGGTGGTGCTATTCCAACAGCTTTAACTGGAGCTGGTGCTTGTAATCTATTTGTATATGGTTCTGATTTTGCTAAAGGATCTGTTGGTATGGATGGTTCTATTGAGCCTTCTTTTACTCAGTTTTCAAATTCACCTTTAATCTTAAAAGACAGCTACACTATTAATGGTTCTGACGCTGCTCAAATTGGTTGGGTTGAAGTTGCTACTGAAGACGGTCAAGCTGGATATTTATGGTATTTAAAAGCTGAGTCTGAAACTAGACTTAGATTTGAAGATTCATTAGAAATGTCCATGGTTGAAGCTCAATTTATGGATCCTACAGATGTTTATAACGCTGCTAACCCTGATTACCAATTTGGTGGTTCAGGAGCTGCTCCTGGAGCTGCTATAGCTAACAACGGTATAAAAGGTTCTGAAGGTTTATTTGCTGCTATCGAAGCAAGAGGTAATGTATACTCTGGATTTGCTGGTGCTGCTGCTCCTGGTTCAGGTGCAATGGGAGATTTTGATGAAATACTCAAAAACTTAGACAAGCAAGGTGCTATTGAAGAAAACATGTTATTTTTATCTAGAGCTACTGCTCTTGATTTTGATGATATGGTTGCTGCAATGAACGGATCTTATTCTTCTACAGCTGCTGCTTCTTACGGTCTTTTTGATAATGACGGTGATATGGCATTAAACTTTGGATTTTCTGGTTTTAGAAGAGGTTCTTATGACTTCTATAAAACTGACTGGAAATACTTAAATGATGCTACTACTAGAGGATTAGACAAAGAGATTGATGGCGTATTAGTTCCTGCTGGAACAACCACGGTATACGATCAAATGTTAGGTTCTAATATTAGACGTCCTTTTTTACACGTGAGGTATAGAGCTTCTGAAACTGAAGATAGAAGAATGAAGTCTTGGATCACTGGATCTGTAGGTGGAGCTTACACTTCTGATTTAGATGCAATGACTGTAAACTTCTTATCTGAAAGATGTTTAGTAACTCAAGCTGCTAATAACTTCGTGTTATTCAAAGGAGCTTAATTAATATAAACATTTAAAAATATAGAAATTATGGCTTATATAAAATTCGCAAGAAATCAAACAAATGAAGCAGCTGAAATGCTATTACCTGTTGACAGTGTAATAACTATGAGCTCTTCAGGTACTACTAACTTAGTTATTAAAAGTGGTACTTACATTAAAGATGATTACGTAATTGTTTATACTCTTCAAGTTGCTGCTACAGGTGGCGCTACTCTAACTAGACCAAATATTGTTCAAAAAGTAATTGATACAATACAAAAGGCTGGTGTAGATGGTGGTTCTGCTCCTAAAGTTCCAGACATGGAAGTACAGTTACTTTCAATTGCTGCAGGAACACTGTAGTAATACTAAACATAAGATCCCGTTTCGGCGGGGTCTTTATTAATTATTATATTATATTATATTATGGAAACAAAGACAAAGAAAAAACCTGCTCCCAAGCAAGAGGTTAAAAAAGACACTTGGGAATATAAAGATAGAAATTATTATTTACTGCACGGTAAAGAACCTTTAACATATACTTTAATTAGTAGGCATTCTAAAAGATACCCTTGTGTTTGGTTTGACAAAGACAAAGGTTATGAAAGAGAGTTAAGATACGCTACAAATCAAAAGTCAATATTTGTAGATGAACAAAAAGGTAATGTTACTCTAGCTCATGTAGTATTTGAAAAGGGTCATTTATTTGTACCTAAAGAAAAAAGAAATTTACAAGAATTTTTAGCGCATCACCCTCATTTTAATTTATTATTTACAGAACACGATGCTGTTGTAGAAGCTGCAGATGATTATGATTTATTAAAACTAGAAATGGAAGCAATGAACGCTGCAGTTGGAATAGATGTAGATCAAGCAGAAGCTATAATGAGAGTTGAACTAGGAACTCAAGTAAATAAATTAAGCTCTAAAGAGCTAAAAAGAGATGTTTTAATATTTGCTAAAAGAAATCCTAAATTATTTTTAGATTTAGTAAATGATGAAAACGTTGTATTAAGAAACTTTGCTATTACAGCAAGAGAAGCTAATATAATAAGTTTATCTCAAGATCAAAGAACATTTACTTGGGCTAGCAATGGTCGAAAGCTAATGAATGTACCTTTTGATGAAAATCCATATTCAGCTATGGCTGCATGGTTTAAAACAGATGAAGGGCTTGAAGTTTATAAATCTATAGAGAAAAAATTTAAATAACAAGTGACTATAATTAAGGGTGGTTTTATCGCCACCCTTTTTTTTTAAAAAAATTAAAATGGCAATAAACGTAAATACGGTATATACCACAGTTTTAAATATTCTGAATAAAGAACAAAGAGGATATTTAACACCCGATGAGTTTAATAAAATAGCTACTCAAGTTCAATTAGAGATATTTGAAAAGTTTTTTGAGGATTATAATCAATATATACGTATGCCAAAAACAGATGTAGAGTTTGCATCTAGGATGGATCATATAATGGAAGAGTTTCAAGTGTTTGAAAAAACTGAGTTTGCAGATAACACAACTCCTCCAACATCTAACGTTTATGACCAACCAACAGATTTACATAGATTTGGATCTGCTTCTTGGAACAAAGGCACAAATTCACCTCCAATAGAAATATTAAGTAATAGAGATTACAATAAAGTAAAACTTTCTCCTTTAACTCAACCTACAAATAACTTTCCTGTCGCTAAATATCAACAAGACAAATTAACCGTATTTCCAAGTCCAACTATTTTTGTTAATACAGATGTTACTTTTAACTATATTAGAAAACCACTAGACGTAGTTTGGGCATATAGTGTAGGGTCATTAGGACAATATGTATATGAACCTACTAGTACAGGCGCTGGTATTATTCCAACTACTGGATCTGTTAATTTTGAAATAAGCGAAAGTCAACAAACTGAAGTTGTATTAGAAATATTAAAATATTCTGGTATAGTTATAAGAGATCCACAAATAATTCAAGCAGCATCACAAGAGCTAGCTCAAGAAGAAGTAAATTCAAAAAGATAAAAAATGGGATTAATAAACGAAACTAACGCTCAATACTATGCTGGTCAGCAAGCTTTTACTAATTCTGTAAACACTTTATACACTTGGACGGGTAATACTTCATTGGTTACTTCTCCAAAGCTTAATTTTAAAGTTTTAAAAAACGGCGTTGAATTAACATTGACTACAGATTATAAGGTCACTGGAAACGAAGTAACTTTAATAGTTACCCCGGTTTTAACCGATGTGATAGTTATACAGTTGTTAGAGCAGTCCATTTGGGACAATTATGGTAGTTATGCTTATATTACTTTGACAGATATTGTAAACAACTTTATGGTAGCTTATGTTGGTTTAGATAAATTAATTCCAAGAGTTAAAAGATCTGATGTTATATTTCACGCTAAAAGAGGATTACAAGAGTTTAGTTATGACACTTTAAAATCTGTTAAATCACAGGAACTTACTATTCCACCAAGTTTATCTTTAGCGATTCCTCAAGACTATGTTAATTATGTTCAATTGTCTTGGGTTGATTCATCTGGTGTTAAACACATCATATATCCAACAAGATTAACTAGTAACCCAACACAACCTTTATTACAAAATGTAGACGGAACACCAGAGCAAGATAATGACGGAGAAAACTTAGAATCTCAACAAGCTGTAACAAATGAAAGATGGGCTGGAAATGATAATTTAAATATCACAGGACAACTAACTGATCAATTATTTCAAAACGCGGATGTATATGATCTTTCTTTCGCTAAAATAGCTTATGGGCAAAGATATGGATTAGATCCTGAAATATCTCAAAAAAATGGTTGGTTTACTATAGATGAAAGAGAAGGTAAATTTAGTTTTTCAAGTAGCTTAGCAAATGAATTAATAATACTAGAATATATATCAGACGGTCTTGCTTATGACATGGATAGCAAAATACCTAAAATGGCTGAACAAGCTATATACATGCATATAGCATACAGTATATTATCTAGTAAAATTAACATACCAGAATACATTGTTCAAAGGTTTAAAAAAGATAGAAGAGCTCAATTAAGAAACGCTAAAATAAGATTAAGTAATATAAAGCTAGAAGAATTTACACAAGTAATGAGAGGTAAATCTAAGTGGATTAAACATTAATACATGGCTGAAATAAAAAATACTTTTCTCAAGTCTAAAATGAATAAAGACTTAGACGCTAGGCTTTTACCTAATGGTGAGTATAGAGATGCTCAAAATATCAATATAAGCAGATCAGAAGGACCAGACGTTGGTGCTATTGAAAATGTTTTAGGTAATATAATAAAAGGTGTTAACGTAAGTTTAAAAGAAGATATAGCCGCTTTAGAAAGACAAAAAGTAACAGAAAAGTATGGCACTGTAATAAGACCAACTGAATTAACTTTGCCTAATCTAGAGGTAATAGGTTATTATATGGATATATTTAACGATAAAATATATTTATTTCTAACTGATTACACTGATGGTTCTAATAATCAATTAAGCAATTTTGCACCTGCAGATTACATAGATACATCTAGTGGTTTCCCAGGTGTTTTTATTTACAAGGGAGCTGGGTGTTATATAGCTGAATACAATGTCAACACAAACACTTATAGGATTTTAGTTGCTGGAAATTTTCTTAATTTCTCTAAAACACAACCTATTTTAAACGTAAATCTATTAGAGGATTTATTATTTTGGACTGATAATAGGAATCAACCAAGGAAAATAAATATACAAAGAGCATTTGACGACAGCTATGAATTTTCAGGGACTAATAATCCTTATTATTTTAATGAAGACCAAGTATCTGTTTCTAAGTTTGCTCCATATGAAGCTTTTAGCTTTTTAGACGCATCTAATAATCCTACTTTAATTTCAAATTCAGAAGAATACTTGCCTGCTCATATTATTACTACAGCTGTGTATACTAGAGCTACGGGTTTGTTTACATTTTCAAGCCCTGCTTATTCTACAATAACTCAAGATGCCAACAACCCTGATTTAAAAGCTCAAGCAACTGGTGTTATTGGAGATAAAATTACTGTAAATGATGAAGACGAGTATATTGTAACAAGCGTGACTACTTTGACCGCTACAGCAACTTCAGCTATAAATCAGTATACAGACGGCATAACTGTTAAGGTTATGATACAAAGAGCAAATCCAGAATATAATAGTAGTTATAAAGGAGACACTAATTTACTAAAAAATGAGTTTGCTAAATTTAGCTATAGATTTAAATATGAAGATGATGAGTATTCTTTAATAGCTCCGTTTACACAATCTGCTTTTGTTCCACAACAATTCGGCTATTTTATAAATGACGATGAGCAAATAACTTTAGAAAGTGGTAATGTTAGCTTTATGGAAAATAGAGTTGACCAAGTTAAATTAAACTTAACACTACCAGACTTAGGATCTAATATAAAAAATAATTTAAAAATATCAGAACTACAAATATTAGTAAAAAACTCTGATGAATTAGCAGTTAGAGTTATAGAAGATGTGCCAGTAAGCGTTTTAACAGCTTTAGGAGCGACCAATAAGTATCAATATAACTATTTATCATCTAAGCCTTTTAAAGTGCTTCCTGAAGCAGAATTAATAAGGGTATTTGATAAAGTCCCTATAAGAGCATTAACGCAAGAAGTAGTTTCTAATAGAGTTGTTTATGGTAATTTTTTAGATAAACATAGTTCTCCAGATAACTTGCATTATGATTTAAATTATAATCAAAAAACTTACCCGTCTGGAAGCAGTGATCAAGATCAAGCAAATAGGAATTTAAGCAATGAGTTTCCTTTACATACTTTAAAGCAAAACAGAAGTTATCAAGTTGGTATAGTGTTAGTCGATAGATATGGTAGGGCTTCAAACGTATTATTAAATGATGAAAATAATGTAACTGCAGGTAGTAAAAATTCTACTATATATACTTCATATGAAAACTTTGGAGCTAACAGTGTTAACTTTACTGGTAATTATTTAGATTTAACTTTAAGATCTGAAGTTCCTTTAACACTATCTAAGAAAGGTTATCCAGGTTTATATTCAGAAACAAATCCATTAGGGTATTATAGTTATAGAATTGTTGTAAAACAACAGGATCAAGATTACTATAATGTTTACACACCTGGCGCTTTAGCTGGGGAAATATATTGGGATACTATTGGTTACACTGAAAACAACACTGATTTTCCCGTGGCTAACGGGGCAGGTAACTCTGAATTTTTGCCATCTTTCATTTCAACTAATAAATTATCTACATTAACTTTAAGTGGAGACAATATAAATAAAGTTCCAAGAGAGTTAAATACTATTAGTGGTAATCAAGATACTTTTGGCAGTGAAACTTTATTGTTTAATAGAGTAAATCCTATTTATAATAGCACTTCTAGCGTTTCTTATAATACACAATCTTCTATTGGGGCTCAAGGATCTAAAGTTGCTTCTATTCAGTCTTTTAGAGACTTAGGAAGATGGACAACTACTAAAGGTGAATTGTATCCAGGTGGAATTAACGATGCTGCTGATAGTACAACGCAAAATCCTACACCTTGGTATCCGTATTTTGTTAGTGGTAGCGCTGCTGCAGATTTTAAATTTAACTTTCATGATATACTTTTTGATGCGCAAGCAAATCCTTTTATTGCAGTTATAGAGACTGTTGGTTTTAAAATTGGATCAACCCCAACGTATACAGATAAATCAACTATTGAACGAGCATGGCAAGATTTAGGGGTTTTTGAAACAAGACCTACTAAATCTGTTTTAGATATTTTTTGGGAAAGTTCAAGTTCAGGTTTAATATCTGATTTTAATAATGAAGTAGTCAATCTTGTTCCTAAAGGAATTGAAGATTCAGCTGGCAATAATACTTCATTAGGGCAAAATGTACAATATATACATACAGAAGCCACCGCTAGTGGTGCAGATGCTACATTGTTCTTTGAATTAGTAGATGCTGCTGGAGTTAAACTTACAACAAATTCTACTTTAGCAATAGATTTAGTAACCGATGGAACTGGTGCTGATAGATCTGCAGAGTTTCAAATATTAACGGATAACACTGGAAGTGTAACTAAGTATAAAATACAAACAAACGCTTTATTTGTGTTTAACTCAAATGCTAACGTAAACGAAAACTACACATTTAATTTACTAGCTACTGATACTTCTGCTTCACCAACCCCTTTATACACTAATGCTCCTATAAGAATAAGCAATTCT